ACAGACACAGACACAGATTTAAATCCAGAAATAAATAATATTGATACAAATAATAATAGTAATTGTAATACAAGTAACACTATTAACGATGAAACTAGTAGAAATACAATTGATGATGTTAAAGATGAAAATCAAAATATACCTTTTTTTCAAGAAATTCAAAATACAGATGAAGAAACATTAAATAATAAATGTAATATATGTTTTGATGATCTAAATTCACAACATAATAAAACAATAACACTTGAATGTAATCATTCATTTCATATAAATTGTATCAAAAGACACATATTATACAATGGACAATTATGTTCTTTTTGTAGAAGTAAAACAAATGTTAATGAAACAGTTATTAATCCAGAAACAAACAGAGAAATCAAAATAGATGGAGCAACATATAAAAAATTACTAAAAAAAGGTCATGACATATAACAAATTACACTTATTTTTTCAATATCAATCTACCACTATTATACAATTCAAATAATTTATCCTTTATTTTTTTAGATTTTTCTAATTCAGCCTTGTCTTTGATGAATAAAACATTATTATTTAATTGAACACTCCAAACAATCTTATGTGTTGTATTTGCTAATACAATGTATTTAGGATATTCTACTTTTAATAATAATCCACCTAATCTAAATTGTTTAGTTGCCTTATTCATATACCTTACCCATGTTTTCATTATTGGTAAGGTTTCTAATACACTCATCTCCTCTATTGTATTTAGTGATATAAAACCTTCTAATTTATTTAATATATCCTGTTTAGACATTTTACTTTGTATTGTTTTTGTCTCATCCTTTTTATAATTTAATGATGCTATAGTTTTAAAACCATTTTTATTCTTTGGCTTTGAAGTTTTTATTGTCTTAATATTCCCATCAGTTTCCGTAGTTTCAATTTCTGTCTCTGTTTCACTGTCAGTCTCTGTTTCACTGTCACTATCAGTTTCGGTCTCAGTTTCAGTTTCTGTCTCGGTTTCTGTCTCTGTTTGAGTTTCTGTTTCTGTTTCAGTAACTGTCTCTGTAACTGTCTCTGTAACTGGCTCAGTTGATGTATCATATTGTACTGATGTTGAATTTTCGTATGAGCTATCGTAACTGTCATAGGAACTACTAGTACTTTCAGTTGCTGGTTTTTTTAAAACAATTAATCTTTTCATTCTTCACTTAATTATGCATTATAAATAAAATAATTGGTTTAATGAAACATCGAGATTAATTTAAAATTGATTTTTGAGTTAACTTTATCCTAAATAAACAAGAAACATTATGTCTGAAACACGTAACGATATTTACATTAATTGCAGTGAAATTAGCAGTTTTATTGGACAAAATAAATGGGATTATTGGTCTTGTTTTATTAAATTATGGAAAAAAATAGATTCTAAAAATTATAAAGCTTGTGAAGAATTATCACAAAATGAAGGACAAGTTGTACAAAACGACAAACTAAAGGAACTACAAGATACATTAGGTAATGAGTTTATTCAAGAAACGATGAAAAACACGAATAATAAATCAGATATGATTAAACATATAACAACTTCAAGTGAAGTAATTGATAAATTAGATATTCCTGAAGAAAAAAAAGTACAATTAAAAGTTAACATGGAAAGTTTAGTGAATACAAGTTTTGGTGTTTCAAATGAATGTGGCGCCCTGGGATTGTATGAAATGAAATATAAAGTAATCCTAGATAAATCACAAGCATTTAAAAAGGTATTAATTGGCACATCTGATAATTATAATTGGTATATATGTGGTAAGGTAGATGGAATTCTACCAAATGTAAAATTAATAGAAGTTAAAACAAGAACAAAATGCTTTTTTAAAGATGTAAGAGATTATGAAATGACACAAATGCAAGTATATATGCACATGTTTGATATGAACGCAGTTGATTTAGTAGAATACATGCCACAAAATCGTATTAAAATCAAGGTAACTCCTATTACTAAGAATGACAAGTCAATGACCAAAATTTTACAAAAAATAAATATTTTTACAAATAAATTTGAAGAATTCCTTAATTACTCCCTAGAAGATAAATACAACTTTTTCAAAATGGATGTCGATGACAAGAAAACATTCCTCAATAACTTGTATTTAAATAACATGAAATAATCCTAACGCAATTTTGCGGTACAAAATGAAATAATCCTAACGCAATTTTGCGGTACAAAATGAAATAACTTGGGGTGAGAATTATTAAACGCGATTTTGCGAAATTAATTAAATTAGCAATTTATTTAATTAATTTCAAAATTAAAAAATCATTACAATATATATGTATGATACAGCAACCAGTTGAATGTATTATTGATAAAATCTTCGGGACACCACCGAAAGAACCATGCACATATATCATAGATACCGAATACAACAATATCAATATTGTATTTTTAACACATTTTATGTTAGCAGGTGCTCGTAAATTGTTTGGAAATGTTACCCCAAAAACAATAACAGAAAAACAATTCAATCTCCTTAAAGAATATATGGAAAGTGTAGGATATACCATTAAATACCAATTCTTAGAAGATCGTGCAAAAATTTGGTTTGAAAAATATATGAAACCAACTAAATGCAATGGTATGTTACTACGTTAACAAGTTAACACGTTAAAACGTTACTGTACCTTTTTTAAAGATTTTTTTATTAATATTTTATGTGATATCAATTTACATAAATTGTTATAAATTTCATCGTCAAGATCACTATCACCGCGATCATTCTTTGGAATTTCTATATGTAATTCCTTTGCTAATTTTTTTAATTCATTTTTATAACTTTTTATTTTTTCTATATCATCACCTGCGTTATCATTCTTATTATAGAAATTACTACATAATTTAAGATGTTTCTTTTGTAAGTACTGTGTATGTTTTTCCTTTGTATATTTCTTTGATCCATTTACTATTTTTCTATTTATCTTTTTCTTATATTGTTCAACAATATGTAAAAACAAAGGATAATTACTCTCGTTTCTAGCATATTTGTAATTTGCCTTTTTATACAATAAAATTTTAAACAATTCAAAATTTTTATTCATAACACTGTAATTCAAAGGTGTCTTTAAATCTACATTAACAATATTGGGGTCAGCACCATAAAATAATAAGAATTTTACAATATCAATCTTATTATGTTTACTTGCCAAGTGCAAAACAGTATTTTTATTTTTATCAAATGAATCAATGTTAACACCGATTGTATTAATGATATATTCTAATATAAGGAATAACTGTTTAATATCATATTTATTACCACCACTATTGATCTTACGTATTATACTATTTACTACATAATGAATCAAGTTATCACCATTTTTATTTTTATATTCAAATGGCTCAATGTACACATCTGGTAAACTATCCGATAAGTGCTCGTGTTCGTATATAGAATGAAATAACATTAATGTATTCAAGTTTAATGATGCTGCATAAATGTATGGTGTAAATGCCGATTGTCGTATAAACAAACTATCAGGTGTTTTTTTAATATAATCTATTAGTTTAGTTTTTATACGTTCAATATGCTCTTCATTTACTGCTGATTTCAATGATTTTATACTCTTGTATATATAATTATCTCCTTTCTCAGATTCACCTTTACTCATTTGCACAACTTCTTTTACTTTTAACTACTTATAATTACTTTTTATAATTACTTTTTTAATTACTTTGTAATTTCTTTATTTTCTTCTTTATCTTTATTATAAAATTCAATTACTTTTTAACACGTGAACGTTTAGGTGATTTTGTCTTTACCACCTTGGACGCTTTTGCTTTTGAACGCTTAGTTGATCTACGTTTAGGTGATTTTGTCTTTACCACCTTGGATACCTTTGCTTTTGAACGCTTCGTTGATCTACGTTTAGGTGACTTTGTCTTTACCACCTTGGATACCTTTGCTTTTGAACGTTTAGGTGATTTGGTTCTTACTGATTTAGGTGATTTTGTTCTTACAACTCTGGATTTACCTATGTTAATTAACTCGGATATTTCTTCTGGTAAGGATTTACTATTAAAAGCAGATACAATCATACTATTTTTTTTTAATCCAATTGTTTTATAATGCCCTGATAAACCATGTTTTTCATAATATAATACTATTATAGCTCTACCACCGTTTAATTTCAAAGTAACAGATTTATTTTTATTTATAATGATAAAATCAATATTTAATATTGTTGAAAGGATATTTAACGTAGTGTCATCGCCTTCAAAATGAAATCCTAAAGTATTTATGTTTTTTACAAAATCAATCTTGCTTTTTATTTTAGAAGGATCCCATTTTCCAATAAACTCACCATTATCCTTTTCTATTTTATAATTATTCAATATATTTTCAAAATCCTTGTCTTTTAAAGAAAGAATGTAATCACCTATTAACTTTCTTAATTTAATATGTGTATACTTGTTATTATACTGATATAATGCTTGTTCAATTGAACGGAATTGACAATTTCCATCAGGCTTGCAATCCTTTACAACCAAATTCTTAACGTTCATATCAAATTGTTTCCATCGGTAATCATCATCTATTTTTTCTTCAATGACACTTTCAACAGTACCTGCGGTGCTTTCAACAGTTCCTACGGTGCTTTCAGCAGTACCTACGGTGCTTTCAGCAGTTCCTACGGTGCTTTCAGCTGTAGGTTCTTCAGTAACATTATATGTAAAATCAGTTGGAAAATTATCTAATAACATAATTTAATTTGTTCTTAATATATCCTATATTTAATATTAATTTAATTAAATACTTATTATTTAATTAAATTGTTGTTTTTATTAGTGTAAAAATCAAAATCAAAAATCAACATTATAGTTTTCAATTGAAACAAGTGTATATAAATACATTGTATTGTAAGCGTATTCTAATTCAGAAAATCCACCTATAAATACTTCATTTTCTAAATTTTCATTTACAATAATAAAAGGGAATGTATAATGATTATATTTATCTTTTAAATTAACTATAACATTTTTATCATTTGTATCATCAGGATTTAACATTATTTCATTGAATCGAATATTCAAATTTGTTAAAAATGCCTTTGTTTTTTTACAATAACTACATGATTCTTTACTATAAACAGTGATAGTATTCTCCATAATGTTAATTTGATGATATAATAATATAGTATAATAAAAATTCTATTAAATTAATTTTCAATTTAAATGTCAATTTCATTGTCAATTGTTATCAATGATAATTTACAATAATCTACCATTTCAAAATCTTTACTATTAAATGATAAAGTTATAAGACTCATCCAATTTGCATAATACATATCTGTTTTTTGAGATATATACATTGTAGCAGTATCGGTATCCACTCTATAATATAAATTTCCATGTTTATTATTCAAACATTCAAACACTTTCATATAATGACTAATGTATTCAGTTATATTTATTTTTTTATTTATTAATCTTTCATAATTTCCATAATTAATTTTAATGAAATGTGTCAGCATACCCTCTTAATATTTATTTCTAAATTAAAAATTCAAAAATTTAAATAACTTCACGTGACATCAAGTCGCGTGTAACTTTGTATTTTAAAAATGTATTATTTAGACTATAAATACCAAAAAGTACACAAAAAAAGACGAGAAATATATCATTTTTATAAGTATCTAATAAATGTAATGTGTAATTTACAAAATGACTACAATACACAAATGTAAATACCAATACAAAACCACTTAAAACACGAATATTTGTCATAATTACACCAGTTGATTTCTCGTTTAAATTCATTTTTTTATTTACATCTTTATAAATAAAAAAAGAAATAAATCATGAACTGCACAGTTACATTTAACGAACAAACCACATTATTTTTAAATGAATTTTACTCTACACTTGGACAAATTGCTGCAGGTCTAGTTTCAACTGCTGTTGTATTACCAATGTATAATTATTACAATTTATTATATAAATCAAAGAGCAAAAATGAATAAATTAAGAGTTATTATTAATCATTAATACAAGTTTTAGTCTATTATTGTTTTTTAAATTATGATGTTTAACAATTAAACTTTTTGTGTTATTATCACCATTTATGTAAATTTTACTAAGCATATTTTTAGTATTTACAAAACCAAATTGATATTTATAGTAGTTTATATCAAATTCATTCTTGTTTTTTGTGATTTCATTATAAACATTCCAAGTGATCATACTGAAATTTTTTCCTGCACATGCAATTTTCTTTATAGAATTTTTACATATACTTTTATTGTATTTGTAAAACAATAATTCAGCATCAGATTTTTTCGTAAATTCTTTTGACTTACATAATTCAAATCGTTTACCATTCTCACCTTTGTATATTTGAAAAGTACAACACATAATACTTAAAGACAAATTTTCGGTAAATTAAATAAAAATCACTTTTTTTATTTAAATGAATTTAACCATCTAGAAGCAACGGTGATGTTACTACTAGATGGTTAAACTCTAGAAGCAATGGTGATGTTACTACTAGATGGTTAAACTACATTTATAGGATTTTTGTGTTACATTTTATTCTATATTAAAGAATTGCTCAAAATACATAACATTATACCGCTCATCAATGTCAATTCTGACTTTTTCGTTATAAATATTATTATATGTGAAACTGTGAATTTTGTACATTTTCTCACATTTTTCATTAATGTTATTTTCAATGTAATTTTCACATAAAGAATCGATTAATATATTTTTCTTTGAATGTTTTTTTTTAGTAATAGGTTTTACTTTAAAAAAAGTACCATTTGCTTCGTAAATTAGATTAGAGTCTTGATGCCTAGGTTCCATTGTTAAACATTCCATAAATTGATTAGCTGCGTCATATTTTGAATAAACATTCTCAAACTGATAAAAAAATACATTAGGAATCCCTTCAAAAATCGGCTCGTCATTGTAATATTTTGTAATATACAATGTAATATGACTTAAAACAGGAATCATTTTGCTACAAAAACGTAATTTTGTAAATAATAATCAATTTTTTTCATAGATTTAGCCGATTCAAAGAGCATTTTCTTCGAATCGGCTAAACACATGTTCTTTGTTTTTATTTGTTGTTTTGTTATTTTTTTGATTTTCTTATTTGTAATTCAAAAAAATTAATCAATAATGGAAATTTTAACTCTGTCACAATAAAGTACATATTGAACGTATTTGCCAATAGATGTATTTGCAAGTTCAATTATATATTTATTACCACGTTTAAAAAGATTTAAAACACAATGTTGATTATTAATTGAGAAATCATTTGTTAGTTTAATGTGATGTAAAATGTTATCAAATGGTGGTGGTAATGATTTTAAAACATTTTCCATATTACTATAACTATACAAATAATCATCCAATCCAATAGTATTAAATGTTTGCTTTTCAATTGATTGTTTACAAAGGAAAAGAAGATCGTTATTATTATCACTTTGATATGATATTTTTATAATTTTACCAGTTTGTGCTTTTTTTACATAAATATCCATAAAGAACATAATTCGTGAAATAGAAGTCATTGTTAATTGTACATTTTTCGTACTTTTGAATAGAATTTCAATTTTTATCGATTCAATTCACAGGTATTCACGGGTATTCACAGGTGTTCACTGTATTCTTCTATTATAGGATTTATTATATTTATATCTAAATTTAAATCATTAATATACAATTTATAAGCTTGTTGTTGGAATTCATTTTGTGGATTAACATAACGACCATCACGTATTTTACTGGCCAAAGTAGCAATTTCATCACGTATAGCCCAGATAGGTCTTGATGCAACCATTTCATCATCTATCCCATCTAATGTACTAATAATACGTGATATTTTACCACTACTACAAACAACATGTCCGTTTTCAATACCACTATCTAATTGTTTTGCTAATATTTCAATCATATTTGATTTTGTATTAGTATCTGTTTGATTATTAATTTTATTCCATACCAATTGTAAGGCTTCTGTTTCAGTTACATCAAATGTACCATGTTTATCCTTACTATTCAAATTATTTAATACAATCATTGCACTACCCTTCACAGATTCAGATATTTCAGGATGTTCTATAATAGATTTCAATACAACGTCTTGTACGTTTCCACCAACGTCTTGTACGTTTCCACCAACGTCTTGTACGTTTCCACCAACGTCTTGTACGTTTCCACCAACGTCTTGTACGTTACTCCCAACGTCTTGTACGTTTCCACCAACGTCTTGTACGTTACCACCAACGTCTTGTTGTGATGTTATGTTATCTGCTGATTTTTTTAAATTATCCACATTTTTCTTTATAATATTAGTAACACTGTGATCATGTACATTTTGTAAATCATTTTTATATACATGAACAGCTTGGTTACGTCTATTATGTTCTCTTGTATAAACAGCATATTGTTGTGGTTGGGGGTGTGTAATTGTATCATTAAAAAGATTATTTCTTTTACTTTTTGGTCGTAAAAATGAATTATATGGTGTGTTATTTATAATTTCCTTTGCGATATTACATGTTTCTATACCAAAATATACAGGTAAGTCTTCTCCTACGTTATCAATTTCTTGGATATTTTCTGATAATGTTTCTATATATTTAACTTGGGCGATACCTGCTACTTCACAGTCAGGTGACATGGCTGCTACTTTATAACAATCCAAAGCCATGTATTTATTAGATTTAAAACGTGGATAAGCACCGTTTTTATATACATCACCAATCGCTATTACATTGTCCCATTGATGATCTCTAGTAAATTCAAGTAACAAATCATTCAATTTAATAAATTCAGGTGGTTCTACATGTGTTTGTATAATTTGATGTTTATGTTCTTGTTCTTTTAATTTTTCTAGGTACTTAATATACATACGTTGTTGTAATCTTATTTGATGTTGTTGTAACTGTTGTTGATAACGGAGGTAATTAATCATTTGTTGTTTCTTGTAATTGATTTTTGAAACAAGAATGAATGATAATATATATATAACAATTAACATCATGACCTCTTAATTACTATTTAACATTAATTTTTATTAATAAATTAATTAATACAATAAAAATAATTAATACTATTAATAAGAAAAACTATGAAACATTTATTTAACTGGGATAAATTAATTCATCCTATATCAAAAAAGGAAAAGAAGGAAACCACTGTCGCTACACAAATAAAACACGATTCATATGATGGTTATGATACAGAAAATTTAATCGAAGAATACGCAACACCATCTGTAAAAAAAACAAATTTAGATGTAGAATATTCCTTTAGATTTCCAAAAAACTACAATATAGATCAAGTTACAAATTATTTTTTCGGAATGTTAATGAAATTTTATCAAAATAAATTTACAGATGCCGATTTTGATAAATTTGAAACATTTAATAAATTACTTCTTCTAAAAAACGATGTTAACATTGAAAAACTCAAAACACACTTGATTAAAAAAATAAAAAGCACATTAAATAGTAGAGAAATTACCAATCTTTTTCATAAATTAGAAACAAACCCAAAATACGGTTGGGTCGGTTGGATAAGTTTAAAAGAAATTCAACAAACAGGTGGTAGAGGACGTAGTAGAATAAGAAAAGCACAAGGAAGTTCTAAAATCCGCTCCAAAAAACACTCAAAAAAACGTTTATAATGATTTAATACCATCACACCACCCCCATGCAATAACACTAATACGACCACTATCTTGCTCAGGATGACATGGTGGTTCTTGTAAGATACCATGACGCCATAATATATTTGTTTGACCACTAAATGCATAAATTTGACCATCAGGTATAGGAATACTTATAACTGTCCTATCATGTGTATCTCTTTCAAATGCAGCAGCTCTTGTCATTCCAAAACTTACACCTACAGTAAAATTTTGTTTATCTGCCTTATCAGGTTTTACAGCAGCCGCATCTTTATGGAATGGTTTCCATTGAGTAGAATCCTTGTAATAATTATATCGAGTTGCCATTACTTTCATATTAAAAAATTTAGCAATACGCTCGATAATCATATTAAATGTAGGAACTTTCTCTTTCCATGAAGATGATTTTCCATCACACCGAACTCTCAATTTGTCATCTGCTATCAAATGTGTATCACCATGCCATAATTTAAATAAATTATCCTCAGAAATACCACATGTACTTATTTCATGTTTTAATTTATTATACAACTCATTAGGAATGTAATCACTAAATAAATTAGGAACTAATACAATATCCCTATCTGTTAATTTAATAGATAATTTATTGTTCTTATTTCCTAAATCAGTTACTATTCTTACATCAGCAGGTTTATTCATAGGCTCAAATGATTCAGTATTTTTCACCCTTGATCTTTTATTTTTATTCTTCGTTTCAGATAATATAGTCTTTAGTCTATTTGTTTGCTGCTGGACTTGTTTTTGTATAGCTGGATCTAAATCTTTAATTTGTGGAATTTCCTGTTCTTTTTGTTCCTTTGCAATTTCAGGTTCTTGCTGCTGATTTTCTTGTTGCTGTTGTTGCTGTTGTTGCTGTTGTTGGTCCTTTACAACTTCATGTTCTGTTTGTTTTTGCGTCTGGTCTTTTATTAATTGTTTCTTTTTTTTATTTTTATCATATTTGCTTGTGTAATTTACGTGTTTTTTTTTACATTCATCGTTATATTTGCATTTTTCAAACTTCCAATGATGAAAACAAATATCAGGATCATGAATAAATTTACAATTTTCTCTTTCACATTTTTTTTCCAACATAAAATGTCTACAAATATCACCACGTAATACAATCATACGTGTTTCCATCTCTTTTTCAACAGGAATTATTTTCATTTTTATTATTTTTCCTTTGTTTAAAATAGATATTCAATTTATCTATTAATTTTAAACAAACATGATGTCATCACATGTCATTTTATTTGGCTCAACTGGAATGCTTGGAAATACTATTAAAAAATACTTTAAATCAACAAATAGTTTTGAACTTATTTGTATTTCTAGACAACATTTTGATATTTTAAATAGTAATCAAAGTACTTTATACAACCAATTATACAACTTATTCAAAGTATTTCCTAAAGAAAGTATAATTATTAATGCTATAGGATTAATTCCTCATACTGGAAATAAAAATGAGCAAGATTATTTAAAAATTAATGCAGAATTTCCTAAATTATTAGACCAATTATGTAATACATTTAATTGTAAATTTATTCATATAACAACAGATTGTGTTTTTAATGGTCTTTTAAAAGGTGGCTGTTATAAAGAGGATTCTATAAAAGATGAAAACGGTATATATGGAAAATCAAAAGCTTTAGGTGAAGAATTAACCAATGCTACTGTTATTAGAACAAGTATCATTGGTGAACAAAGTAAGCCAATTACCATTGGTGAACAAAGTAAGCCAATTACCATTGGTGAACAAAGTAAGCCAAATTATTTAAGTTTATTAGAATGGGTGCGTAGTTCAAAAGACAAAACTATAAATGGATTTACTAATCATTATTGGAATGGTGTTACATGTTTAAGATTAGCACAATTATTACATAAAATAGTTGAGAAAGGATTATTTTGGAAGGGTGTTAGTCATATTTTTAGTGATACAGTATCAAAATATCAATTGGTTAAATATATTAATGAACTATACAAGTTAAATATAAATATAAATCCTATAGAATGTGAAAAAACAATTGATAAAACACTTTCATCTAATCATATTACAAATACTATTTTAAATAAACATACATGTGAAATTAGTATTTATCAACAAATAAAAGAACAAATGGAGTTTTTTAGTAACAGTAACTAGTAAAAGTAATCAGTATCAGATCTAATTAATCCTAATTTAATCAAATATGCCTTCAAATCATTTTTTGATAATATATTATCACAACTAGAGTAACTTTCCTTATTAATTAATTTAACATTCTTATCAATTTTAACATATGATGGAGGTAATATATAATAATCATCACGTTCAAATGTTCTTCGTAATTCATCTTCATTTAACAATTCTTCATGTAATTTTTCACCTGGACGTATAGAAGTGATTGTAATAATTTTATTATCAGATTCTGAAAACAATTCAAAAACATCCATAATTTTCATTGATGTTAATTTAGGAATTATTGTTTCACCGCTCAAACCGTGTATGATAGCATATTCAATTAATTTAACAGCTTCTTCTTGTGTCATAATAAACCTGGTCATATCAGGGTGTGTTAATTTCAATTCTGTATCTTTAGTTTCCTGTAATTTAGGAATTAAAGATCCTCTTGAGTTAAGTACATTTCCGTAACGCGTAGTTACAAATTTAATGGAACTCATACACATTTTATTACTATATTCAATCATGATTTTTTCAGATAATGCTTTAGACATACCATATGTATTAATTGGTTTTGTTGCTTTATCTGTGCTAATATAAATAACACTTTCTAATTTTTTAAGGAAACTTTCATATAAAAATACATTTTTACAAACATTTAAAACACCAATTGTATTTGTAGCCAGGGCTTCATTAACATCAAATTCACATCTATCAATATGTTTTAATGCAGATGCTATAATTATAATATGAGGATTTGTTGTAAGTATTGCTTCACGTACTCTGTCGTAATCTCTAATATCACCGATAATGAATTTTACATTTTTAAATTCTGATTTTTGTGATAGTAACCAATGTTTGTTTTCATCTCTTGAGAAAATATAAATAGAATTTTCATTTTTGTTGTATTTTTCAATAAATTTACTTCCTAAAGAACCACTGCCACCAAAAATAAGAATTCTTTTTTCTCTTATACCAACATTATTAACAATAGTGTACATTTTTTGTGGATTATTTTCTAATAAAACTGATTCAGACCACGGTTTAAATGTAGCAAGTGGTCTGTTTATAATTGGTAAATTATAACACAATTGTTGTTCTGGTAAATTACGACTGATAATTGCTTTAATATTATCTCTATGCCACTTTTTAATAAAAAACTTGTATGTAATAGGTTGCTTGAACTCTACACCCTCAAAACTATGCAATTCCTGCTGCCACAATGATGGACCAGCAATATATTCTACAGTTTTTTCTTCATAAATTGCAATATTCGCTTCTTGTAATCTAAAGAAAAGATCATCATCTTCATAACCAGCTGGTATGAAACGTTCATCAAAAAATCCAATTTTTCTTATCAAATCCATTTTAAATCCAAAACATGCTAACCTATACAAACAAACCAACCCATAACCTTCATGAATTTTATTAACAATTTTATAAATATCATCTTGTTTAGGTCTTACTCTGTGACTACAAATAATTAAAATATCACTTGCAGCTGATGCGTAAATCACTTCATTTATCATTTTAGAAAAACTAATTTGTGATCCTACAATCACATTAACAGGTAATGGTTTTAAAGATTCTACAATTGCCTCACCCATACTCTGTTCCTTAACAGTTACACATATTCCAATTTTAACTTCAGTTGCGTTGTTTGTATCATTTGCATCGACCAGACCAGTCATGTTATTATGATTTGCAAAACTCATTCTCTTATTTTTAAGATTAACTTGAAGTAAAATTTCAATTTAATTTTTAATTGTATTTTTCTAAATTGTTTTTGTAAATTTTAATTTAATTTATTTCATTGTTTTATATATATAATCTATTTATTGGTCTTTTGGGTAAAGGATCACCAGAAGATGAACTACAAACACAACAAGCTAATGAAATTTTGTTAAGACAACAACAAGGACAACAAGGACCACCTGGACCACCTGGACAACAAGGACCACCTGGACCACCTGGACCACCTGGACCAAGTGGTGATTCAGGACCACTAGAAATAATATTATTTATACTAGTTATATTTGTCCTAATAATGCAATCTGCATCATGTTTTATCTTTTTAAATAATAATCGTCAATATTCAACAATATACTGATTATTTTTCTAAAATTAATTAAATAATTTTAT